GCCCATCACCAACTGCCAGTTCATCGACGAGGACGGCGGAATCGATGCCGTTCTCGAACGGCTGGAGGTAGCCGCATGAAGATCATCCCGTGGAAACGCTCATGGCTGGTTGCGCTCCTCGTCGCCCTCGGCTTCTTGCTCATGAGCCATTTTAATGCGCAGGACCGGGAACTCTTCAACAACATAGCACCCCTGACCGTAGAGACGAAACGATGAAGCCGGAAACAGACATGTATCCCGATGAACGCGAGAGCGTTGACCGCACCATCCCGGACGAACCCGAATACCACGGCCCTGATGAAATCATCTTCACCACGAACACTCTGCAACCCTGTTGAAACGAGAGGAGGAAAGAATGGGCATCCCCGTATTGATTCTGGGCGAAAGCGGAAGTGGCAAGTCAACATCCCTACGGAACTTCGAGCAAGAAGAAATCGGCATCTTCAACGTAGCTTCAAAACCACTGCCATTCCGCAAAAAACTGCCCACGAGGAACGGGGCAACGTATGCCTCAATAACAAAAGCTCTATCACATCCAAAGGGAAGAACCTATGCCATTGATGACAGTCAGGCACTCATGGCTTTTGCCTTGTTCAACAAGGCAAAAGAGACGGGATACGGGAAGTTCACGGATATTGCACTGGACTTTTACAATCTACTGCAATTCATCATTCAGAAGACGCCGTCCGACTGCATCGTCTACTTCCTCCACCACACCGAAACCAGCGATACGGGAAAAATCAAGGCTAAGACGGTCGGCAAAATGCTGGACAACCAGCTCACTGTTGAAGGGCTGTTCAGCATCGTCCTGTTGGCCCGTACGGATGGGATACGCCACTACTTCGAAACGCAGTCGGACGGCTTCACCACAGCCAAAAGTCCTATGGACATGTTCCCCCAACGGGAAATCGACAATGACTTAAAGGTGGTTGATTCCGCCATCCGGGAATATTGGGGGCTCAACCCCGCACCCCAAAACCAAAACACGATAACCGAAACCGATAACGCTAAGGAAAACGAAAATGCTTGATCTCACAAACGAATGCGAACAGCGGGAATTTGCCCGCGGGCCTGTACCCGAAGGAAGCATCGTCATGGTCGAAATCGAAATATTGAAGCCCAATCAGGAAAGACAGGCACATGACAATCCTTTCATTTCCGTAGCTTCTTCCGGCCTCCGGCAAATATATTGCCAATTCACCGTCTCCCACGGGCAATATCAGGGTGTGAGCTTCCGGCAAAACATCACGCTCCCTTTCGGTGAGCAGGACATACCGCTCAATGACGGCCAACGCACGGCCTGCAATATAGGCGGCGCGACCCTCAAGGCCATGTGCGTCGCCGCAAAAAAGCCCCTCAAGATGCAGGATGTCACCTCTTTGACGGGGTTACGTTTCCCTGTCCGCGTCAAGATCAATCCTCGCCCGACATGCAAGGACGACGGGCGGGAATACTGGAACAACGAAATGGCTTGCGTCATCACACCCGACAAAGAAGCCTACGCCACTATCGTCCACGGCGGAGAAATCATCACTGACGGCCCCGTGACGGGCAATGCGGGAAAAACCAAGCGTCAGGCCGCGCCGGAGGCTGGCACCTACGGAATGCCCTTCCCGTCCGAAAACGCGGTAATGGATGACGTGCCCTTTTAACGAGGTGAAACATGCCGACCTTCAATGAAATTCAGCAGGAAATCGCCGGGATGCTTTCCATCCCCGACGAGGAACTGACTCCGGAACAACGCGAGGCTATGGACGCCTACATGGATGAACTCGCCAAAGTCGAAGCCGACAAGGTGGATGGGTTCGGACAATTCCTGAAAATTCAGGCTGCGTTGGCCGATGCTTGCAAGGAAGAGGCAAAACGGCTCATCGCCAAGGCAAAAGCGGCGGAAGCCAGCCTTGCAAGGCTGAAAGAGCACTACACCTTTACGCTCCGCAGCAACGGCCTCAAGAAAGTATCCGGCAACGCCTACACAATCAGCGTCCGGGAATCCGAGGGCGTCGCCGTCACAGCACAGACGGAAGAACTTCCCGAATTGTACCGCCGCACAAAGACAACAGTGGAGCCGGACAAGGCTGTCATCAAAGAATCCCTCAAGTCCGGGTTGACCATCCCCGGCTGCGCTCTGGTGAAAACTTACAGCCTCCAAGTCCGGTAACCCTCCAGCTTCCCTATCTTAAAAGCCTCGCCGGGGGCTTCATACCCGGCAAAGGAACACCACCATGCCCAGAAAGAAAAAAGCCGCACAGCCCGCCGATTCTCAGGAATCGCGTACCGTGACCATCTATGCCGAAATCTTACAGCCCACCGACAGCGCCGTATTGATCCGGTGCGGGGAAAGCGAACTCTGGCTTCCCCTCTCGCAGATACCGGACTTCAATGCGGAGCGCGGGGATACCAATGTAGAGATCGCCATTCCCGAATGGCTGGCGGAAGAAAAGGGACTGTCCGAAGGTGATGGCGCTCCTCTCGAATCGACCCCCGTGCGCGACTGCTCCACCTGTGGAAATCTTCCTCTCGAATGGGAGGCCAAGATGGATAAAGGCAAGCTGACGCTTTTCTGCCCGGTATGCGGCGAGCGGACACCCTACGGTTTTGATTGTGCCCTCTGCGCAACCACGCTTCCGGCGACGCCAGCCCCGTGTCTCGAGTGCACCCGCAACCCCGACCTGTCCGAAGACCTGAGCATCGGCCTTTCCGACCGTTGGGAACGCCGCAGGCGCACCTTCGGCGACAAGGTCACATGGCATCGGGAAGAGCACATCCTGATCGCCCAGCCGCTCACCGAACAAGAAAAAATCGAATACGGACAGGAAATGGCCGACGCTCTGGATCAGATCGAAAAGTACGAGGCCGAACTCGACGGGCAGCGCAAGCTATACAAGCGTCTCATTGAACAGCAGGAGAAGATCGCCAAGGACGCCGCCAAGCTCTACCGCGAAGGCAAGGAAGAAAGGGAAATCTTCTGCGACTGCCTGAAGGACTGGAACACCTTCGAAATGGTCTGGGTCGAGGCCGAACCGCCTTACGCCGAAGTGCAGCGCCGCCCCATGACTCCGGAAGAAAAGCAGCCTTCCCTGCTCGACTATGACCATAAGCCGGAAAGTGCCGAAGTCGCCAAGGCTGCCAAAGCCCTTGAACGGGAACCCGCAGAATGTCTGGAGGTGCAGTGATGAGCGAACCCCGCCGCGCCACCATCACCATTTCCGAAACGCCAAAGGAAAATACCCTCAGCATCGATGTGGAGTTCTTCCCTGAATTGAACCTTCAGGACGATGCCTTCTCAGGCCTGGCACATCTCGTTTGCACCGCGCTTGAAGCCATCAACAAGGAAGCGGAACGCCATGTCGGATGAAGCCCCGAAACCACGCAAACAAAAAAACTTCGCCCAGATAAACGGTGCTTGCAAAATGGCCCGCCTCAGCGACGGACTGTCTCCCAAGGCTTGCCCCGTCTGCGGCACCGTCAGCAAGCTCAGAGAGTGCCCGTTCTGCCGTCATCGGCGGGGGAAAAAATAGAACCGCTATCCGGGGGCGCGGCCGGACAACAACGCGCAGGGAAAAATGAAATGGCCAGAATCACCCCCGAAGAACTCGACTACATCCGAACCGCCGCCATCGGCGACATGCTCGGAGACTCCCGCGCCTTTGATGGGATGGGGCCGTCCGCCGTCATTTTCAGATTGTGCGTGGAGATCAAGAAGCTCCGCAAAGAGCGCAACGAAAACAGGGCGTTAATCCGTTTCATCATCGGCAGATTGGAAGCCATAGCCCAAAGAGGAAAAGCCTCCCGCAAGGCGGTATAGGAGCATAGCATGGAACCGGAACTCCTGACGACGAAACAGGCCGCTTCCGTCATGAACATCGGCGAGGAGAGGGCGCGGGCAATCCTGCTGTCCCGTGGCGTCCAGCCTGTGAGCCTTCCGTGGGGCAAGGAACGCAAAACCTTGCGCTGGTCCCGGCGCGCCGTTATGACGGTGATCGACACATTACATGCTGAGGCTCAGGCAAAGGCAGGAGTTCCCAAGCGCCGACGATCACTCAAAACAGCAGGGTGCGTCATCGGAAAATCCGCAGAGGAACTTTTCGCAGAATTCAATATGGGGGCCGTCCAGTAGTGGCTGGCACGGCCCCTTTGCTCAGGAGCTATTCAGTATGGCTATCAGACAGAGGAAAGGCCGTAAAAAGCCGTGGGAAGTGTACTGGAACAACCCCTTTACGCTCAAGCGTGAGTCACTTTACGTCGAAACGGAGGAAGAAGCAAAAAAACAGGATGCTCTCAAGAAGTTTCAGCTCAAGTATGAACGGGATTTCTTCCGGCGGGAGGAAGCGGAAGCGCCGCAGGTGGAGCATACGTTTGAATCCGCGTATTACTTGTTCCTGAAAGACAAGCGGTTCTCCGAAAGATCACTGAAAAGACATTTGAAGAACATGAAGCGCTCGCTCGCCTTCCTGAAAGACACGCCTCTTTCCGATATTGATAATACGAAATTAAAGCAGCTGATGAGCCATTTCCTTTCTTTCGGGATCAGGGCGTCGACCCTAAAAAGATGTATCGGACAGGTCTTTTCGGTCATCCGTTGGGCGTATCAAAACGAATTGCTGCGTGAGCTTCCAAGGATTCCCAAGCTTCCCCATATCGAATACGAGCATTTCATCCCTCCCACACAGCAAGAGCTTGCTCTGGTGTTTGTCCATGCGCCGGAGCATGTCCGAAGGGTTGTCATCCTTGGCTCGCAAATGGGGATGCGTGTAGGGCCGTCAGAGCTGTTTGGCTTGATGTGGTCCGATGTGGACTTGGAAAACAAGGTGATACACCTACGCGCCGCCCAAAAGAACAAAAACGAGCCTGTCAGGGATATTCCAATCAGGCAATCCCTCGTGGAGGAATTGAAGGCATGGCAAGAGGTCGATAGAGCAAAGAGGGTTGCACCTGTCATACATTATGGAGGGAAACCCGTAAAATGCATTCACGGAGCCTGGCATAGAACCCTCCTCCGTGCGGGTATACAGAGACGGATTCGCCCTTATGACCTGCGCCATGCTTTCGTTACAGAGGCCATTGCTGCGGGCGTCGATATCGGGACTGTTGGAAAGCTCGTGGGGCACGCCAATCTGACGATGATCCTGAAGCACTATCAGCATGTCCTCAGCTCACAAAAAAGAGCCGCTGTGGAGGCGATCCCGGAACCTCAATATGTGGCAAAAAATATGTGGCAGTCCGAGAGCACTCCCGAAAACATCAAGCAATAACCTGAAATAATTGGTCTATATTTTTACCTTTGGGGTAAAAAAAGACCCCCATTCGGGGGTCTTGTGCTTCGCCTTGCGGCTGTAGGCTGTTTTGTCCTTGTGCTTTCGAACCGGCTTTGCCGTCGCCTTCCGCACCTTAGGTTCCGGGATAACCAGAACCATCACTGTTTTGCCCATCGGAATCGTCTCCTGTTTATCGTTGCTCATGTTTTGGGGGCCTCCGCCGCCGCCTCATCGTTCCGCAACTTTGTACATCTGAGTAGACCTCCTTTCGTAGAGTATAGGTTCAAGGCCTGCGCCCAACCTTTTCATCCTATTCCTCTTCTTCTTTTATTATAGATCCTTTTCTGAAAGATGCAATGAGCCCACCTTTGCAGAAAACCGATCAAAAGGCACCGCATCCCGCACGAAAAAAGGGAGGCGGACCTCCCTTGCCATTTCATCTTGCGCATGAAGTAGAGCGTTGCCGCCAAACCCCGCTGAGGACACATCAAGATCCAGCGAGCATCCCGACCTCGGCATAGCCGGAGGACAACACATCAACAATGACATCCCCGCAAGGAGAACCGAGCACATCCGCGCCAAGGAAGAAGGCCCACAGCGCGAGTTCCGGAGCATTGAGCGTTCCGAAGCCGGAGAACTTGATGCCAACGTGGGCGGGGAGCGCCTCACGCATGATCCGGATATGTGAGAGCGCCGGGGCACCCGCCCTGCCGGTAGAGGTCTTCACAAACTCCACGCCCGCTTCGGCGGCACAGCGGCAAGCCGTGCGGATTTCCTCCGCATTGAGGAGCGACGTTTCGAGGATCGCCTTGACGATGATGCCCCGCCCTTCCACCGCGTTGACCACTGCGGCGATATCCCGTGTGTAGTCGGCGAAATGCCCTT